AGATCCGCGACAAGCTGATCCAGAAGCGCCGGCGCTATATCAAGCTGGCCAGCGTCACCGACCAGTGGATGATCGATCACGGCTACCGCAAGCGGGAGGATGGAAAATGGGAGCGTTCCTGAAGAAGAACTGGCCCCTGCTGGTCCTGTTCGTGGCCTGCGGCGTCATCATGTACCTGATGATGGCCCTCGACCGAGCGAACGATGAGGTGATTGCTGACCTGATGGCTGACCGCACGATGGCCAGGCATCGAGCGGAGCGCAACGCCATCATTGCCAAGTACGCCAAGCTGAACACCGCCAAGGATCAGGAATTGACAGCCTGGAGGCAAGGCAATAAAGCCCTTGCCGCCAAGATCGTTGAAAAGCAAAAGGCGTTGAACACCACCGTCACCACCTTGGCAGAGGCTGAGGCGAAATATGACAAGCTGAACTCATTCCTGGGCGAGGTCTCATTTATCTATCAGGAGAAGCTGGCCGAGGGTGACAGGCTGTGGGGCGAGAAGTTGGCCATCAAAGACGCCGAGATTGCCGAGTGGAAGGCGAAGGACGAAACGAATATCAAGACCATTGGTGGTTTGACAAAATGTATTGCCATGCTCACCTTGGCCCGTCAGAAAAAGTTGGTCATAGGCCCACAGGTAGGCTACGGGCTACGGGGCTATCACGTCGGCGTCGGCATCACCTGGGAACTGTTCAAGTTCAAGGTACCAGGGCAATGAAGGAAAACAAGGTCGCTTTCCTGGGGCTCATCAAGTCGGTGGTTATCAAATCGCTGGTCTCGGGGGACAAATCGGTTCGTATTACCATTGACGTTGACAACCCAGGCCAAGATCGTATTGTGCAACTGAATCGGGTGCAGATACCCGACAAGCATATTGCAGTGGCGTTTGCGGAAGTGGGGGATGGCCAGTAAAAATCAGGCCAATAGAGGACAGTTCACGAAAAACGATCCCAGGCGTGCGCCAGGTCGCCCAAAGGGGTGTCCCAATAAATTCACCAGCCTGAAGGAATCCGTTCTTGAAGTCTATCAGCGCATGGGTGGAACCCAGGCGTTATTCGATTGGGCCTCCAAAAGCGATCGCAACCGGCATGACTTTTTTGCATGGATGCTATCCATGCTTCCCAAGGATCAGGTGCTGAAGATCGAGGAAATGATTCCCAAGAAGGTTGTCATCCGCGAATACAGCGACAAACCCGATGAACCAGCCAAGTGATGCGGTTGTGGTTCAACTGTTGCCTCATCAGATGGACTTCTTCCATAGAGTTTTCGACCTTCATCAGAAGGAGGGCGTTTTAGTAGGCGGTATTGGTTCAGGGAAAACCTATGCGGGGGCGTTCACTTCGGCCATGCTGAGCAATGAGTTCGACTGCCCGGGGCTGATCTGCGCCAACACATACGCGCAGTTGCGGGACAGCACGTTGCAACAGGCCAGGGAATGCTGGGAGGGGATCGGCTTCAATGTCGAGTTCAACGAGAATAAGAAGCACGTTAAGGTGGATGGCCGGCAGCACTACTGGCGCTCCCTGGAGAACTACGAGGATATTCGCGGCATGGAGGTTGGCTGGGTATGGTTCGATGAGATAGCCTTCTCCAGTCGTGAGGCATATCAGGTTGTTCTCGGGCGCCTGCGCCATCCCAACGGGCCCAGGCTGGCATTCGGCACGACAACCGGCAATGGGCAGAATTGGGTCTACGAATACTTTGTCGAGGAACCTCTGGGCAACGAGGCGCTGCAGAAGCAGAGATTCATTATCCGCGACGTCTCCAGCCTGAATAACAAGTTCCTGCCGCCCGATTACTTGACTACCATTGCCGCCAGCTATTCGGGGCAATTCGCCTTGCAGGAGATCGGCGGTCAACTGGTTTCGATGACGGGTAATGTTTTCAAATCTATGTCCGATGAACTTGTCATCTCCTACAAGCACCCCAAAGACAGGCCGTATTTCATCTCGATAGACTTCGGGCGTCGTAGGCCCTGCGTGCTGTTCATCACTGAATTCGAGAAGGACAAGGAAATCATCTTCGACGCCCTACTGCCCGAGGACATACTGATCGATGATCTGATCGCCAAGGTCAAGACGCGGGGGTATGGCGATCCGCTGATCATCACCTGCGATCCTGCCGGCGACAGCGGGAACACGCATACCTACGAAACGGACATCTCCAGGGTGCGATCAGGCTTCCCCAACGCCTCGATCTATTACACCCGGGAGCCTGCCAGGACCAGGATCGAGGTCGGCATATCGATGCTGGAGAACAGGCTGTCACGGAAAATGATCTATTTTTCGGAAGGGTTGAAGCACCGCAAGCAGGGGGAATATGCGAGCGTGGTGTCCTCATTCTACGAGCTCCACTACCCGCAGACCAAGGACGGCAAGGCAATCAGCAATCAGCCCGAGAAGGACGGCAAGAATGATCACCCGGTCGATGCCGCCCGCTATTGGGTCATCAATAGGCACCCGGTCATTCTGAACGGCTTCGTGGTGCCCGAGCACTACAGGAGGAACACATGAACTTATGGGACGGGCGCAGCGCCGAGATGGTGCTGAAATCATATCTGCAAGCCAAAGAGCGAGAGGAAAAGGAGCGCAAGTCGAAGTCAAGCGACCGGCTCTCCATCTATCATGATGACTGGGACAGCATTCTGAAGGATCTTCTGCGGACACAGTTCAACCCCAAGAACTATGACCGCATTATGCTGGCCCTGGACACTACGCAGAACATCGTCAAGAAGGTTGTCAGGGAGGTCAGCATCCTCTACAAGAAGCCGCCTGTCAGGGATATCCCCAAGGGCAACCCATTGGGTGACATCTACGAATACCTCGACATTGACGAGTTTATGAAGCGCGTCGAGCGGTATGCCTTCCTGCTCAATGACGTGCTGATCAGGGTCGGCTGGGACGCGCAACTGGAGCGGGTCACCCTGGACCTGAACACGCCCGCCGATACAAGCGTCATCCAGCGTGACGATTACCCGGAGCAGGCGGCGGGGATCTATTATCCCATCGAGTACGCCGACGATCAATTCAAGACGGTGAAGAAGAACGTCTTTTGGTCAGACTTTGAGCACTTCATTTTCGATGACAGGGGCAATGCCCAGCCGCCGAGCGATGACAACCCCGAGATGAAGAACCCCTATGGCGTACTGCCTTTTGCGGTCCTGCACCTGGAGCCCATCCCGGGGATGTTCTGGAACCCCACGGGCGGGTCTGATCTGATTGATGGGACGAAGTTGGTTGCAATGCGGCGCACCATGAAGGGGCACTTGTTCAAGTGGCAGTCGTTCAAGCAGCCGTGGATCAAGAGCATGGATGCCAAGAACGTCCCCGATGAGTTCCTGATCGACCCGAGCGCGGCCGTCAAGTTGTGGGGTGAGGGTGCGGAGATCGGCTTCCTCGACCTCCAGGCTGACCTTCATGCCCTTGATGAAGCGATCAAAGCCGACATGAACGCCTTCCTCAGCACCTATGGGCTGTCAGTCGATATGTTCGCGGCAACCCCCGATGAGACCAGCGGGAGGGCTTTGGCGATTAAGAACAGGGGGCTGGCCGAGATCCGCGAGGGACACCTGCCGTTCTTCCACCGCCTTGAGTACGACCTGGCGCAGATGATTCAGCACGTCTACGAGGTGAACACGGCCGGCAAAAAGCCCGAATACGGCCCCAACAGCAAGGTTGCATTGCCCGATGTCAAGTTCTCCATCGACTATGCCGAGCTGAACACTTACACCGATCCGATGGAGAAGCGCAGGCAGGCGCAGTGGGATCTTGAGCACGGCCTGATCTCCCCGGGGCAGTTCTTTATGATGTTCAACCCAGACATTGGCGATGAAGTCAAGGCGGAGGAAACCATCATCGAGAACATGGCTAAGACCAAGGATATGCAGGGCAAGGGCTTCAATCTCGGCAAATACTTCGGCGAGGACAACAAGCAACAGGGAGGCCAGGACTTCGATGCCAAGTAGAGGGGTGCCGTTCCTCTCTGATGTGATACGGGATAACGCCTGGAATGGTGAGCGTTGCTTTGTGGTGGGCGGTGGGCCGTCACTGCGCGATTTCGATTGGGAGCTTCTCCGGGGTGCCGGTAGGGTTATTGCCGTCAACCGGGCCGTTGAAAAGGTGCCCTGGGCGGACATGATGTTCTCGATGGATTCTCGGCTGTATCAGTGGTATCACGAGCGCAGCCGGGAGATGAACCCCCAGGCGGTCGATGCGTTCAGGGCATTTACCGGCTACAAGGTTTGGCTGGACTCCCATTGCTACCGATTCCATCCCGACGTCTATCTGGTCAAGTTCCTTGGCAAGTGTGGGGTGTCGCGGTCGCTGAAGCGCGGCATTTACAGCGGTGGGAACAGCGGGTACTCGGGCATGATGCTCGCTGTCGCCATGGGGTGCAACCCCATTATCCTGCTCGGCTTCGACATGGGGCATGACCGGGGAAAGACTCACTGGCATGACGGATATCCGGTGAAGTCGTGCAATCCGCTGACCCGGACGTGGGTCAATTCATTCGATACAACGGCTCCGCTTCTCAATGATGCCGGTGTTCAAATCATCAATGCGAATCCGCAGAGCAATATCAGGTGCTTCCCTTTCGGGAGCATCCTTCGGAGGCGCGAGGGCATGGATAAGTTCGTCATTTGCACGTTCTACACCCTGGACTACATCGAATCCGCCATGCGGCTACGGAAGCAGATCAGCGATTTGGGTATTGAGTATCACTTCCAGCGGATCAATCGTCAAACGCAGAACTATGAGCAGTGGCAACGTGAGACGTATTTCAAGGCCAATTTCATCAAGAACATGATGGACAAGTTCCCGGACAAGGATATCATTTGGCTTGATGCTGATGCTGAGTTATTGCAGTACCCCGAGATATTCTGCGACTTCCCGGGGACTCTTGGCGCCAGGATATTTCACGGGCGCAAACTGCTGACGGGGACGGTCTACTTCAGGAACTGCAAGGCAATCCGCGAGGTAGTCGATGATTGGATCAGGGAGAATCAGGAACCCCGGGAAGTCTTCCGTTGCCAGCAAGAGCAGATGAACCTTCAGTCGGTGATTGAGCGCACCCCGGGCAAAGTGCAATTTGTCAATTTGCCGCGGGAGTATTGCTATATCTACGATGAGCGGGAGCCATGCGTTGACCCGGTGATCGTCCACCGGCAGCACTCCCGCAAGTTCAGGAGGCCATGATGCACCGCATCGATATTCTCGTTCCCACCAGGGGGCGCCTGCCTAAGTTGCGCCGGATGCTGGAATCCGTCCCGGGGCAAGCCATGGGGGTGCCGATTTACACCCATATCCTGATCGACGGTGACACGGAGACCCACGAGGCATTCAAGAATGACGGCTACTACATCGCCAGGTATTTCGATGGACACAACGGATCGGTGGCCCTGCGGAACTACGAGGCGCAACTGTGCGAGGACGTAATGCTGTGGGCCGTGGATGACATGGAGTTTAAGCCCGGGGCGATCGACAGCGCCGTGCTGTCCATGATCGAGCGGTTCCCCGATGGCGATGGCGTTGTGGGGTTTGTGCAGGAGGGGAACAAGTTTCACCCAACGGGCGTCGGCATGATGGGGCAGAAGTTCCTGAATCGCTACCCTAACAAAATGCCGTTCTTCCCCGGATACTGGCTGTTCGCCTGCCAGGAGATACTTTGGCTCTGCGACAAGATCAAACAGCATGAAAGGCGCGAGGCGTTCTACCAGGACAAGGGTGCGGTGATAATCCACAACCATCCCTGCAATCATCCCGAGGAAATGGATCAAACGCACCTTGACGGGCGTATCCACAAGGAGAAGGATATGGAGTTGAAAAGCATCAGGCTCGCCGCCGGCCTGGCATGGGGCTGGAATTGATCGGACCGGAGAAGATCGGCACGAGGTTCTTTGCCCCGTTCACGAGCCCGTTATTCGATGACATCTGGGCGACCGGCAAAAGGAAGTACGGCAAGGACCAGAAGTTCATGCAGAAGATCAACGATTTCAGTGAGGCCGACATTGACACTTTCGGCCCGGCCTACCTTTGCCAGCGTTGCGGGCGCATCGAGGACGGTACGCATCGCTCATGGATGCGGAAGCTCAAGGGCCTGCCGGGGATGGATGTGTTTGTCGGCCGGATGTATTGGAAAACCATCGAGCTGCTACCAGCCCTGCTTCAATGGCTGATCGAGGTGCGCCGGCTGAAAACCAAGGATATCCCCTGGATGACGGGGTGCGGGATAAAGTGGGGGCACCTGCAGGACGTGAAGTTCACCGGCCGCACCTACCTTGACGTAGGGGCACAATCGGGCCACTCGGCCATCATGGGGTGGAATAGGGGGGCGGCGCACGTTGACGGCGTTGAACTGCGCGGGGAAATCTGTTCTGTTGCAAAGCAGGCCGCCGAGATGTTCAACGCCAAGGAAATCACGCTCTATAACCTGGATTGGGCGCAAAACTATCTGCGCTTCGGCGAGTACGACGTTGTTTCCTGCATGGGGCTGATGCACTACTTCGAGGAAGATGTACAGGAAGCCATTCTGCTGGACTTCTGCGCCAAGGCTCGAGAGACCCTGATCCTGGAACTGCGGCTTTCAGCCAAGGGTGACCGCTATCGCCGCGTGGGGTCGCAGACGCTCATCACTCCAGGACACCTCGAGCGCACCGTGACCAGGAAGGGATTTGCGGTGGTAAAGAGGGAAAACATGAAGGCGTCCAACAGCAAGATCTGGGGCGATAGGGAAATCTGGATCATGGAGCGGGTGCATGGCTGATACCGTCATTCTGCCGCCTACCGGTCCCATTCGCGGGAACTACTATCACTATTTCGAGCGGGGGTACAGGAAAGCTAAGCTCGATGTCCGCTACGATGACGATCAGCCCGTTTTACCCAAGGCCATATTCGCGGTCGACTTCATCATTGGGGATAAGCGGGTAAGGTGTTGGTACGACTGGAGTGATTTTGCCAAGTTCACCGATCTCGGGGACGGCAATCTGTATTTCAAGATCGAACTGCGGAAGGCGGACGCCACGGATAAGCGGCTACCATTGGGGCAGACATGCTCCAGCCTGCTGCTTAACAACCTGGGGCGATTGAGGGGCAGGGAACAGCTTCACGCCTACGTGCGAGACATCTATGCGTCAATGCGGGTGACGAATTATCAAAAGCGGTTGCAACTAATACAGGAGATCCGTAAACACCCGCAATGGAGCGCCCATGCGTGGATGTCTGACAGGGTGCATCGGCCAGCCGTACCCAGGGAGTTTGCGGCCCACAAACTGCCGGCCATGGAAAACTATATCGAGCATTGTCGAAGCAGGATCAATTTCGCCGCGGCCGGCATCGGTGAAAAGACCTGGCGGCACATGGAGATAATGGCCATCGGCGCATTCATGCTGATGTTCGAGACGGACCGGGCGGGGTGGGACGGCTACCCAGGGGAGATCCTGCCCGATGACTATTCCAACTTCAACGAACGGGTTGAATATTGGCTGGTCCATGATGCGGAACGAATTGAAATGGCCATGGCCTGCCGCAACTATTGGGATCGGAATTTATCACCTGAAGCATCTGCTAAGTATGTTCTGCGCAAGGTGAAGGAGACGCTATGACCGACATCATCATTCTGACCAAGGACCATTCCAGCATCACCATAGAGTGCCTGGAGTCCATCCACAAGTACACGGCCGATTATCAAATCATCTGGATCGACAACGGCTCTGATGTGGGGGAGTTGAACCGCGTCAAGGCGTTCCTGCAGGCCAAATATATGCCGTATCGCCTGATTCGCAACGCAAGGAATGAGGGGTTCATTCGCGGGGTAAATCAGGGCATCAGGGCAAGCACCTCAGAGCACCTTGTTCTGATGAACAACGATGTGATTGTCACCGAGCGATGGCTTGAGAAGATGCTTGACTTCTCATCCACCAACCCCAGGGCCGGGGTTATCGGGGTGCTGACCGATACCGGGACCATCCAGAACTACGCTGGGCCCAAGAACAGGCCGGTAACGGGATGGACGGCTGATGTTGCCGATCCCTTCGATTACCATAATCACCTCCCTCCACTGTACCGAGAAATCACCGCCTCCTGCGTGCCGTTCTCCTGCGTGCTGATGAACAAGCAGATGATCGGGCAAGTGGGCCTGCTGGATGACGATTTCAGCCCGGGATACGGGGATGACGATGATTACTGTGACCGGGCAAGGCTGGCCGGATGGAGAACTGTCATTCTGTGCAATGTCCTGGTCTACCACAAGCACGGGGCGACGTTCTATTCTGAGTTCCAGCTTGCCGAGATGGAGCGGATCAGGAAGGCACACCGGGAGCTGTACTTCAGGAAAAAGGAGGAACGGAGGGCTGCGAAATGAATCCCAAAGTCGCCATCTGCATGATCGTCTACAATCAGGAGCCGTGGCTTAATTGCTCCATTACCAGCGTCTTGCGCCAGGTGGTGAACTTCCCCTTTTGGCTGGTGATCGGGGATGACTGCTCCACCGATGGCTCGCGGGAGATCATCAAACGGTACGCCTCCATGTACCCGGACATCGTGAAGCCGATCTATCACGAAAAGAACCTTGGCATCTATGAGAATTACCAGCGCACTTTTGCCGAGTGCAGAAAGGCTGAGTATATCGCCACGCTCGATCCCGACGATTATTACCTGGCCTTGAACAAACTGCAAAGCCATGTTGACATCTTGGACAAATACCCCGACCTGAGCGCCTGCTTCTCAAACACCCGTATTGAGTATGTCGGGGTGCCCGACAAAAAGCCGCACCACATTCTGCCGCCTGAGCGCAAGCGGCAGATATTCGGCATTCGAGATCTGCTGGGCGGGAACTTCATTGCCAACTGCTCGATCATTTACCGGGGTACGGC